GAAGAAGTGTCCCCTTCAACCGTCCAACCTGGGGTCTTCGGTAATCATCAAGGTCGTACACAATAGTCTCTAAGACATTGTTGTGTGAGCCATTAATGACATATATGATTCCGTAAACTTAGGTCCAGGACCGATAGAGTACGCATGGTGACTAAAAGGAAGCATTCGAGCGGCAAAGGCCAGCAGCGATGTGATCTCCACTTCAGTTCACGTCTAAAGTCACGCGTACACCTCAATCAAGGGCTAAGTTACATCCAAGCATATATCCTATTATGCCAGTAACTTCGGTTCCTTCACAGGATCTTCATGAGCAGGGTCGTGAAAACGACCAATCAAAACCTCTCGTAGGTTATGAAACTGTTCAAATGGTTTGTAATGACAGATTTTACCAAAGTGCGAGTAATAATACTTCCAGCACGATCTGTTCCACTTCCAGACTTCTTTCAGCGGTCTGGAGTCTGATGAGACTAAATCCTCTCCTCCAAAATAGAGAGCATAATCCATCAGCTTTGCAAAACCATTATCCTCCGGTATATCCCCAAACACTAGGGTTTTTGGTACATCTTTGATGTAGCGTTGGGCTACAGAATTAATCTGTATGTACTTCTCGGTAGGGGGCCGCATTGGTGTGTATTTTGGATACACCTTGTTGGCCATAGCTCTTAGGATGACTTTATCCTTCTCATCCAATTCCCTACTGATCTCGGCGTAAACTTTAAAACCGAGACCCCCAAACGCCCTTGGTGCGAACCACGGAACTTCAAATTTAAGTTTTTGTCCATGGAACGATAGAAACTGCTCAGCAACAATCGAGCGAAGAGGAGAGGGTGACAATTCAATTAAATCATTATATATGTCACCTATCGTTGAGAGTATCTCTCCCTTCTCACTAACCCCTTTATCAGAGAGTAATGAACGTTTCTGCAGTGTGAACAGTCCCATGTTTACATAAGGAACTGGCGTGAATACGACTGAATTGTCGTTTGCACGATCCACACTGAACACAGCAGAATTGATATTAAAGAATGAGTCCGACACATAGGTCTTTCCCAAACTCTCTTTCAATCCCAGACATCCTGCTACATCGCGCCATATAGGATAAATGCGCTCATCAATAACATCAAGGAGATCATCACCATTCACGCAAAAGCGTAATTCTTCCATGTGACAACGGCGTGCATGAAATACCTCATGAGAGGTCTTTACAGCACACGCGTTGAGAACACAGAGAATTATGAATGAGATGATACTTCCCATCAATTGGCCGTTCTTCTGTAGCAGAACGTCATCACCGAGAGTGAGTAAATGTGAGGTCATTGACTGCCTCATAATCTCTCTCTCACTTGGAACTGCATTGATAATCTTTGCTAGACTATCAAGACAGGCATCACTCGCCCAACCAAAAATTTCGTTTGTTGCATTGGCGTAGTCACCTGATAAAAACTTGTGACCATCTTTCAACTTCTTGCCGAGAACCTCGTACAAATACTCCACAGATACAGGCTCACCTATTAATTTAAATTGTTTTGTTTTTTTAAGGTGGGACCACATCGCCTTTTGAAGTTGTTTAAGAAAGTGATACTTGTTCGCGGGACCTGCGGAAATAACACGAACCTTAAGGGGTTCTTGGAGACCTACGAATTTAACGTATGGCAATTCTCCTTCAGCTAAGTACTGAACAGTGTTATTTACTCGCATCCGTTCCCTACGCATGCGCTGGAAGTCTTCATCGGGAACCGTGTACGTTGGTGTAAACACGGAGTCATGTTTCATTAATGACTTTTCAACCGAGCCAATATAAGGTATTAAGGCTGGCGGTTTGGAACGACGAAGAACGTTCGATGTGACTAGATCACCCAACTGTCCGAACTTTGTTCGAGAGCGGTTATAGTTCGCGTTGGACGATGGATAAATTGTCCGATCAGGTGTAAAACTGAATCGGAAGTCGCGGAAAAGTACTTCTGTAGTTTCGTGAATACGTTTTACCATAAATTCACGAGTCAACTTAAATACCTTTCCACTCTTTGAGGTCACCAATTTTTCTTTATATACTGGTGCTTTACTTAACTCCTCAAAGGTCTGTTGCACTGCCTTTTCCACTTCAGCATTTGCCGGCCGTGGGAATCCTTTCTTACTTTGTAAGGTCCCATAGAGAAAGCTTAATTTCTTAACCTTCTCTCCTACAGCCTCAAAGTCGAGGAACGTTTCTTGACTGACAGACGAAGTGATACCCCGAAAGGCACCCCCCCGCGCCAAAAAGCGCTCAACCCAACGTGCAAAAGACGACCCAATTAAAAATTGCGGTTTATCCTCACATTTAAGAGGACTTACTGGTAATGGTTGACCCATCCAGTAGGCATAAAATGCCGACAGCTTATATTTCATCAATTTTGTTACTGTCAGTCCGCTCACAACACATGCATGTTCCCAATGTAACAGAGTATTCGTTACATTAAGATTGTCACCACGAAATCCAAAGAACTGTGCATGTTTCACCAAAACATCTAAGCATTCCTTCAAAACCGGTCGCAATTCCTTATGCGAGTCAGTTCTCACCGAGACGGACTCTCCTGTTACCATAACAGGAGGATGTTTAGTCTCTTGACTCAGTGAGGAAGCACCCCTTTTCAGGGACCCTGCTATCAGAGGGTCTGTAACATCGCTTACAGCCGGATTTCGCTCTTGA